TATCTCTAGTGGATACTTCTTTTTAAGGTTCCTAAAAGTCCAGTTAACATCATTGGGTCTTTTGTTTTTTCTTACCCACTCCAATGAGTGATAGTCCTTTGTCATCATTGCAAATAGCATTTTATTTCTTTCCTCTTCACTCTCAAAGTACTCTGTTAATTGCCCAGCTACGCTTTTTACTTCACGAACAACCTTAGGTTTTACCCACCCACATTCAGGGCATGATTCATTTTCTTCTGGATCGAATACAAAGAAACACTCTTCACAAGTACAAACTTTTTGATCCATTTTTTTTGACTTGCGCTTTTCTGGTTTTTCTAATGATATTTCTCTAATCCTGTAGGGGATCCCATGTCTGTGGACGTTTCCGGCACTGTCTATGATGATGCAGTTTTCTTTTCCTGGTGCAGACCTCAGCCCCCTGCCTATCGTTTGAAGATGCCATATTAGTGACCATGTTGGTCTAGCGTGTATAATGCAACCTACCTGCACACAATCCCATCCGGTACTTAGTAAATTTACATTGCAAACCACCTCAACCTTACCACTAATTAATCCAGACTTTGCAAAGTCTCTCTCCTGCTCGCTACTTTCGGCATCAACATGGATTGCACGTATTCCTCTGTCGCAAAATTCCTGCTTTAATCTTAAAGAATGCTCGACACTAACCGCATAACATAACGTGGGCCTTCTCTGTCCATACTGAAGCCAGTCCGATACAATGTCTCCTACAATTTTAGAGTCAGACATTACTTTATCTATTTCTTTTCTCTCAAAGTCTCCGGCTACTATTTTTACATTAGAAAGATCAATTAAATGGGGGCAATATATTTTTTCTGGGACTAAGTAACCTTGATCGCGAATTTCAAACGCATGTATTGGATTTACTACAAACTGTGCCCATGAGTTATCTGAGTGTGGACTTCCGGACAATCCAAGAATAAATGCATCTGGATATTCTTCTATTATTTTACTGTAATCTAAATGACACTCATCTATAAATATTAATGGCTCTTGCTCTTTAAATGGAAATAACTTTCTAGCCCTCATTGTGTCAGATGAAGCAATTTGAATTATTTTCTTCTGATTATATCTATAATGTCCGGCCATTGCTACGCTGTGATCTATACCGTATCTATCTAAAGTTTGAGATATATTCTTTACCAACTCTCTTCCCTTTACGACAAAAAGAACTGGATATTTATAATCCTGCGCTCTTTTGATCATCCAACTTGCCATTGTAGTTTTTCCAGATCCAGTGGCAGAGTATAGAATCCCTCTGCGGTTTCCCTTGCGAAACTCATCATCTATTTTATCAATAGCGTCTTTTTGGTACGATCTAAGTTTTATTTGCATTTTTGACCTTAGCTCTATCGTTCAACTTTTTGTTTTTTCTACTTTTGAATAAAACCTATCGTGATCTTTAATTTCTGGTATTTGTCTTGCCTCTTTCATCCATCAATCCAGATTAAAGGATTCACTATCAATATCCTTCCGTTGCTTCTATTAGTAATACTCGCAATATAACCTCTCATCTCAAGGTCATCTACCATCTTCATTAACGAAGACGTTTTGCTTCCATGTTGTCTCCAGCTTTGATTCCACTGGGCGATTGTCTCACCAGACTTCAAAGTCTGGGTCTTCATCAGCTCAACCAGTCTTTCAATCTCACCTCTATTAAGAGCATCTTGAGAAGTCTGGAATATATCTTTCATATCTTGAGCTATGAACTTTAATAGATCATCTGCCATTACCACAGCATCTCTGCCAATCTCCCTAGGTCTTTGCCCCTCACTGAGAAGTATCTGATACAGACAAGCAAACCTGCACAGCAAGCCTTCATGTTTAAACAAAGAAGATCCTATAGGAGTACCAGAGTATGGCATAGCTCTACGTCTAATATCATGCCTAACTTCATCATAAGTATGAGATGCTTCCATACCAATGTGGATAACACCTGACTGATGATGAAATACATCATTATAGATCTGATACTCTTTAGTATATCTATTGTAGTTTACATCTTTAATTCTCTCGTGAGACGGTTCGCCAAAGGCACAGTAAATGAATCTTTGATAGAATCCATCATTCTCTCTTAGTCTTGGGTTGTGCATATCTTGAATATGACAACTCAATACGTCTGGTTGAATAGAGGTGAGAATGGAAACAATATGACGTTCTATATAGTCTTTTCCCCGTGCAAGAGTACTATAACTATAGTCTTTGTTTCCATCCACACCTTTCATAAAGAAGGTTCTAGCTTCTTCATTTCCTTTTTTTCTTATTAATGCGTCCAACTGCTTAAACTCATCTAGATCAAAGTATAACCCATTGTTCTGATTATTCTTTGCATCTAGAGTGATCTTTTGAATAGACGACATCTCTACCATCCACTCTGTTTGAACGAGATTTAATCCTTCCAGTTCAATTTGTAGATCAGCGATTTCCTTTTGTGTAGCTTCAGATTGATCCATCTCTCCTTTGGCTGCTAGGTTTTTAGCTTCCTTATAGAGAGCTTCTATTCTTGCCTGGATTCTTTGCTCCTCGTCTAACAGTGATCTATGGTTTGATCTTTTAATTTCTTTATTGAGTACCCTGCATTGTCTATTTGCCATCATAGTTATGTCAGACTTTTTACTTCCTGAGTTGGCTACCATACAAATTGCCATGTTTGGGTACTGGTGAAACTCATCCAATGGCTTGGGTTGTATCTTGTATTTTGTTTGGGCACACGCACCTAATGAAGCAAGAAAGGCCATGAAAATTGGGTATGGTTTAACACCTGTTGCCTCTGACATCTCAACTATCATCTTTCGCCATATCTTAGGAATTAAATTTACATTAAACTCTTCTTTATCGACCTTAACTTCTTTTTCTAAAGGCATTAGTGGGTTAAACGATATTGACTCTGTTGAGAGTGTTTCTGATTCCTCAGCGAATGTTGCACCAGAGTTCTGCAAGAAAGTTCTAGCTACTGAAGCTATCCATGCAGATGCATTTATACCTCTGTCATTAGTTTTTATCTCAGCTCTTTTCTTATTAAACTCATGAAGAAAGAATGAGTTCCTTGGGCAGTGGATAGCATCAAATTCCAGCATCTCTGATAAGACCTGACTGAACTTTGGCCTATTATTATACTTCTTAAACAATCTCCCTAGCTGAGCTATCATAACAGCGTAACGTCCATCGGCTATATCATCTGTGCTGTATTGAAGCTGTGAAGGGAGGTTCTTATTTGCAAATCCCACAGTCGGAGAGTTAATTAGCATCGGGATAGTTTCAATTTGTGCAAATGGTATTACTGGGAGATCATCGTAATCGACTGTTAACAATGTCGCGGCATCGTCATCCCAAGTATAGTAAAGATCATCTGAGTGTAGTGATGGAGGAATTACTGTCTGCTTGTTCTCATAGAAGATCTCTACGAAGCCACCGCCAGGACAGGAATATTTGTACATTGACTTGGATTGCTCACCATCAGTCAGAAAGTAAGCCTTAAACCCCTTGGCACCGTAGCATCTAACTGCCAGTGGGAAGTGCGCTATAAGTCTCTCGCATATTTCCGGATCATTGCTATCGACATCTATACAGGCAAGTCTTCTATTGTACTTTTGACCGATAAGGATACCAAAGCCTGTAGCATGAGAAGGAATATCTAGCTCTGACAACTCTTCTACTGTCTTGCTATTCCAGTCTGCAATAATAGGAATCTTTCTATTGACAGGTATGACTGCGTATCTATCCTGATACTTGGAAATTATTTCTTGTAACAAAGTTTGCACCCTTTTTATTAATGTAGAGCTATAATTGTTTGCTTAGCTTTAGACAATGTCAACTAACTACTTTCTCATTATCAAAATAATACTCTCGCCCAATGATTTTAGCGTTATGATTCCTGGTGTTACCATCATCCAAAAAGCCCAATTGCTCGCCATTCTCATTATCTTTGATCTCTTTGGTTGCAGTGGTGCATTGACCCATTTATTCATTTTAATTCTCCGTATTCCTTCAGCCACTGTTCGCATTCATCCCATTTGCTTACACTCATGGTTACGTCTTGATAGAAATCAACCATATGTTTCGCCCTCTCAAGCAACCTATCTCGCTTGACGATTTCAAACTCAAGGTGCGCGATTCTTTCTTTAAGTGATTCAATTTCATCACTAACCTTCTGATCTATGCTCAGGTTGTGCTTATTATTGAATCGCTGTTGGTGTAGTTCTTTTTTAAGTGATTCTATTTCAACTTGAGCGTTTTCACGGGCTGTTAGATAGACCAACCACTCCCTGCGATAATGAAAATCTATAAAGGCAGGATCATCATGTTTATTGTTTGGTATGAAGGTGTTATCATGTAGATATTTTACAAATTCCTCGCGCCACATTTTCATTAATTCATCGTTAACCATTGCACTTCTCCTCTATTAAATCTAAGTAGGCCCTAATCACTGGCAGAGTATCTTGGTTAACTGGAACAAGCGTATTATTAGATTCACTTTCACCGTAAAACATTAGCCACCTAGTATCTTCAGGTGGAACTGATAGCCATATGTGACACAGAACATCCTTCTGCTCATCTGTTAACTCTGTCTTCACAAATCCCCCAAGCATTCCGACACAAATAAAACATCCTTTAATTCAAGTTCGCCACTCTCAAGTACACTGACAAGATAATCATTCGCATAGACATCTATTAGGTCGCCAGTTGTGACGACTAGGAATAGGTCGCTGTTGAAATACGTCCAGACTTTTTCTGTTAACTCTGTCTTTGTTTTCATTTAGCACTCTCTTTAAACTCGATAATTTTCTGAATATGCTCTACAAGTGACTTGAGTAATATAATTGGCATTGCATTCAGCAAACACCCCTCACTGCCCTTGTTGCTTTTCGCATCCATTATAGTTTTACCTGTATCTAATTTTATATTTATAACTCTCATCTCTCCCCCTCGTTCAGTTTCCCGCCAATAAATAAATATTCAAACTCATTAAGAGTATCTAAAAAGAATCTGAACTCTTTCCAGTTCATTTTACATCTTTCGCCATTTTTATTTCTTCTATGTGGGCTAAGCATGTATCTGGCATCTGTGCTAAACTCATCTGTCACTTCATAGCGAAGTAGATACATATCGCCATCTTCTGCTATCTGTTGTCTTAGTTCTTTTACAAGATCACTTTTCTTCATTGCTTGCCTCGTTCAGTTGCTTACCCAGACCTAGACCTAGACCTAGACCATTTTTGCTTTTTCTTCTTCTGTATATTCCTTTCTCATATACCCTCGCCCTCTATATATTCTCTAACCACATTAAATTCATACTCAAGCTCACTTACAATATTTACCCCTAAATATCCCATGATAAAGATTAGCTTATTCAGTGCCTTTACTTTGTTACTATCATCACTAATAACAATCTTATTGGGATACCTTCCATCGCGCTCACCGTCCCATAAGTGTAATGTAGGATACTTGCTACTATCGCATAATTGATTAAAGTCGTCATCACTGATATAAAAGTCTCTAGTTTTCATCGTCTCACCTTAACATCAGTCTCACCCATCTCAACAACACCACTGTACTGGTAGCCCATCGGGATGCACATGCCTGAGACGCTGTAATAGTAGTTATTAGGACATTTAACACCAAGGGTAGTAATGTCACGCCTGTAATACTCCGAGCGCGTATAAGACGGCTTATGGGCACAACTGACAAGCAATATAGACAATAACAAATAACGCATAGATTCTCCTAAAATAAAATAAGTATAAAGAACACAATCCAGAATGGCAACAGCCAAAATAAAGTAATGATAATGGCAATGCTGATAAGAAGATCTAACATATCCACTCCCTAAAAACCTGCTTAGCCAGGTAACAATCGTTAGTATTAAATTCTCTCATACATACAAAATCTTTAAAGTAAGTCACACTATACTGACAGTCGTGACGGTTGTACTTCAAGACAGTTTCATAGCCTCGCGCGCGTGTATGGCTGACATAATAGCTGTAAAGATTCTTATAACTACTTAACATTGATGCCCCCCACTTTCACACATAAGTCTAGGTCATAGCTATATTGATAACTAGACCCTCGCGCGTGACATAGCTTTTTACTCTTCCAACTAGTACCTGCCACAAAAGATATAAGTAGCGACAAAATTACCGCTGATAATAGCCACGATATATCGAACAACTTCTTCATTTTAATGTCTCCTTACTTTTATGGGTCATGATGTTAATAATCCCATCTATCTTGTACTCTTCCGTGTGAAGTTCACCAACTGCCTTAGTCATTACAGCTTTCATTTGTGACCATGCTACTAGGGCATCATGCCTACTGCTGAATGGGATTACTATAGCCTTTTCATATTCAGGCAATAGGACTGATAAGATAAATTCTGTTTTATTCATCATATACCTCTTGAAATTCTATACCCTCTAATTGATCTGCATATCGTTCCACATCATAGCTCTTGCTATTGTCATTTGAAATAATTTCAAAATCTCCAATGGTAGCCGTTAAGCGTACAGGTTCATCATTTATTAAAGCTGTAAAGCTGATATATTTTTTACTCATAGCCACCTCCACAGATACCGATCACCCATAGATGAATAGTCTACCAATGTATCAATGTCGTTAAGTTCTGATAGATGAATGACCTCAATAGGAATCCACACGCCCGTAGCGAGACATAGTTCAAACTCATCGTGATAATCCGACAGGTCGAGGCGAATCTCCTCATCACTAACCTTAAAGTGCTGTTTAATTGCCTCAGCCTTTAATAACGCTGTCACTTTTAGTTCCTTAGACATTTTTTTCTTATCGCCTAGTATTTTTATTTTCATTTTTTATATTCCTCTGAATTATGCCAACCATGAAGTTCCTCGATATACTCTTCAAAGCCTTCACTATTAATTGTAAATCTAGTATTATCTAAAGTTTGACCTGATAAAATAAACTTTCCCCAGTACCATGTTTTATATCTAATTTTCATCACCATCACCCTCATTATTGATAAATTCATTTAACTTCATTTTAAAACTCCCATTCTTTATGTATTCTACAATCTCCACTATGTTCAATTCTATCTAATGAAATATGATATTTACTATCTAAGAAAAATCTCAATTTATCAGCAATATCACGAGCCTGATATTCACAGTCAAAATAAAGAGCCTGACAGGTTAATTGATCGGTGTCGTTAATATATAACTCGTAACTAAATTCGCTCATATGTCGCCCCTTTTAAATCCCCTACAATTTTATCTAGCAAATATTTAGATTCATCAATGCCTAAATTATTCTTAATCGCCATCAGTCCAATATGATCGGCAATTACATCAGTTAAAAAAATAGTACCCTGACGATTCAAAATATCTCTTAATATTACTGCATCACCTTGTGTATTAGGCATATCGCCATACCTGTGAATTATTGATGAAATATATTGAGTCATTATCCCCCCCCATGTTTTGGCTGATTCAATGAACATAAGATATGATGTGTGTTTTAATCTGTCAACAGTATCAAAACTATTATTTAAGTTATTTAAGTGTTTTCGAGTTATAATAGTATCTTAAGTAAGTAGATAATGTGCCAGCGTTTCGTATAGAAATTCAAGTACTGGTGTTTCCAAGTTAATATCGAACCCTGTTGAATATTTCTCTATTTTATAACCCATTGTTATTATAATATAATATAGTTTATTTTTGATAGTATATACCTTATCCTTAGTTTTATTGTTGATCTTAACTTAGAAACAATGGTACTTTAATTTCTATCTGAACCTTGAATAGTTGAGGTCATACTTGGAGAACTTATGCAATTTAAATTTAGCAGGGCGTACGATTGGGGGACTAGTAGATGTGTAAAGGTTAATAGTCGCATATTTTTTATTAACGAAGATGGGACATTGGAAACAGCCGACATGAGCAATGCCTGTGAGATGCATGAAAACTTTAAACATATCAGCATGGAACGATTGAATGAGATGGTAACGACTGCTTATAAGTCGCAGCTTGCATTAAAGAGACTAAAAAAGAAAACAAGAGAAATTAATATACCCATGGATCATTGGTATAGGATTATGCCATATGATAAAAGAATAGAAATGGTTCAGCGAGTAGCGGAAAATATAGAGACCATAATAAATGACCAAATACTACAAAGTCCATCATCAGCACTAAATGATTATTATAGAACACTTCAGCATAGAGTTATGCATACTAAAATTAGCCTACCTGCACTATGCCCAAAAGATATCGCGAAGCTTCCGACTTATGATGCATCAATAGATAAGCTTTACGGGACACCTATTCAATTCCTTAAGCTGATATCTGTAGCATATCCCAGCTCAGTGCGTAGACAAAAGTTCATCAGGACATATTAATACTGTATGCGTCATGGATGATGCATCTTGTTTACTGCATGTCACGAGCGTAGCGAGTTAGATGCTATGTGTGGCATGCGATGCGCGTATATGTGGAGTGGATGTTGATGTGTCGTGATGGGGGGGTATGAAAGTACTGCTCGACCAGGGGTATGTGCCGGCTCTATATGTTACACCTTTATCCCTTATTTTTACCTGTTGACACTCTATATCTGTTGACATATAATTCCTCTACCATCATCCTTTATTTTATTAACAATTAAGAACCGTGTGTGTGGTTGGGTGGTGGTATATTCAAGATCTTCGTTACAGCAATCACAATGAGCTAGTCAATCGCATCCTTATCCTCTTACACAGCAATAAGCTCGGCAGATTCTGGGCGAACAATACAGGTGCTGTAAAGACAGTTAAAGGCCATTTTCAGCGCTATGGCCTCAAGGGTAGCTCAGACATCATAGGACTCAGCAAAACCGGTCAGTTTGTCGGTATTGAGGTTAAAACAGGTGCAGGCAGGCAGTCTGGGGACCAGAAGAACTTTCAGCGTATGATCGAGTCTAATGGTGGCATGTACTTCATGGTCAGAGAAGAATCTGACATGCAGATAATTATTGACAGTTTAATCTAATCGACTAATCTAATATAAATGAATGATATTACTATACAGAAGCTAACTAAGTCACAGAAGGAATCTATCCGCTGGTTATATCTAGGTAACTATGAAGTTACAGATATTGCAGCCAAGCTTAATATAGAGCCCGAAACTGTCCGCTTTTTTATCTTTGGTGTTGATGGAAAGGGCGAGAGTCCTACTTCGTTGTATCAGATCAAACGCAAGATGAGTAGCACTGCTATCTCCAGCTTTCTTATAGACCGAGCCTCTGTGCTTGATCGTATTGCTGGTGTTACAGCCAATATTATCAGCAAGGGGCTGGATGATCTTAACAAGCAGGTGCTTGATGGCAGTAAGGAGCTGAATGTTGTTGAGTTGAAGACTCTGACTGATATTCTAGGTAACCTGGACAAGATTGTAAGACTAGAGACTGGGAAGGCTACTGAGCATGTACAGCATCTGGGCTTGACTGTGGCGGAAGCGAGAGAGCTTCTTCAGGCAGATCCTTTTGCAGTAGAGGCGGAGTTTAAAGAAATTGAGACCAAGTTGCCATGGTTAGATAAAGAGGGTGAAGTATGATTTGTTGTATCAGTGGTCTAGAGACAGAGAATAAATATGCTAACCAGCCGATGCATCCCGAGGTTATTCGCCTGGCCAAGGACTATATGGCAGACCAGGGTTGCTCTATGACAGATGCGCTAAAGTTTATCAGCTATATATTAATTAACGACATAAGAACAAAATTACAAAACGGAGAAGTGCCACATGGGACAGAAGTCACTAAGTCAGATGCAACACGAGTTAAACGAACTAGAAGAAAAAAAGAGATATCTTAACGAGGCACTAGCTCATAAGGAATATTCAGAAGAATATCACTTTGAGTTCAAGCATGCACTTACTAGTAAAGATTTTAAGCATACTGCTAATCGTGAGCTAGTAGAAGTGTGTAATGCAGCCCATGTTCACATGCATCCAGATCTTGTTGCTCAGTTGATTGAGACAGAGTTGTTTGAGCGTATGAAGGGTCATGTACTGACAGCAGTTAAGGGTAAATCTGTTACATATCTAATGGACATGAAGAACGATCTAGAGCGTATGATGCTTAATGATCAGGCGAAGTCTATTGCTAGCAAGCAGGCTAAACTTGATGAAGAGATGAAGGCATTTGAAGAGATGGTGAAGAATTACACCCCCCCAGTAGAGACCGAGAAGTTTTCCGTTGAGTATGAGGCTAGTCCTGCAAATGTAGGGACAGTGAAATCAGCCAAGAAAAAGAAATAGTTGACACATTTTACTGACCTAGTAATAATGGACTATATTAAAACTTAATGCACATTATTCCCTAGGTTGGGGGATACGAGTTTGGGACCACTCGCTAATCAAGTCCCATCAATTTACTGATAAGCCCATGAAGGGACTCGGAGTAAGTATTTCAAACAATCAAGTCGATCCTAATAAAAGATTCATGTCTGAGAAGCTTCAAGGCAAAGACCAATATATGGCACCAGACTCAGCCTATTCTGACCTTGAACTCTTAGAGCGCAAGATGCGATTCTCAGCCGAAGTTGTAAAGGATCTTTCGTTCTGGACACCTCACCGTGGTCAGGTTTTAGTTGGTAAGGCAATATTTATCGATGGCAAGTCTGATATCATCGTTGAATGCGGTCGTAAGTTTGGCAAGTCAGAACTTGGTCCATACTGCCAGCATCGCTGGGCGATTATTCATCCAAAAACATTTAATTATTACTTTGTTCCGATCAAAGATCAGATTTCAGATATTATCTGGGCAAATGGAAGGCTACCTGACTTTCTGCCACTACATTTAAAGCGCAAATATCTTGATGGTGAGCCAACTAAGTCAGAGTTTCGTATTAACTTTAAAAACGGATCATTTATCAGATGTGATGGATCGGATTCATACAATAAGGCTCGTGGTTATACAGCTAACGGATTGCAGATATATGATGAAACAAAGGACTTTCACCCAATGTTTCATGATGCATTTGACCCCAATAGAGCTACTAATAACTCTCCCTTGCTTGCAATGGGAACTCCGGGTGATGAGCAAGCTCTATTGACTAAGTTGTTTGATGCCGCTCTTTTAACTCCATATGGGGCGGCATTTAACTTTCCCTCAAACATAAATCCTCACATCAGCCATGAGTTCTTAGAGAAGAAGCGTATTGAGTACGCTGCTCGGGGTGACTCTGATATTTACGAGATTGAATATGGGGCGAAGAGAGTTAAGGTTGGGAAGAAATATATTTTTCCAATGATTAATAGAAAGATGATTGTACCACATGTAGACCTTATGGATTATGTTCATAAGTTCAGAAAAGACTTTGACTTTTACACAATGTTTGACCCTGGTTCTGCTAAGTGCTTTGGAGTATTATTTGTTGCTATTCACAGATACAGTAAGCACGTTGTTGTTCTTGATGAGATATATGAAAAGAAAATGGGTGAGAATACTACCAAAAAGATTGTACCTCGATCAATTAAAATCTGTGATGAGATCAACAAATCTAAGGATGATTGGTCACAAGGCTATGACTATGCGGCTGCTTGGTTTGCGTCTGACATTATGTCTGAATTTCCTGATTATGAATACAGCTTGTTCCCGTGCACGAAGGACTTGAAGGACAAAGAGAATAAACTTGGGTTGATTAAGGACATTATGATTGGAACTGCTGATGGGAGTTTGTTAACTATCAGTGATAGGGCCGTAAACTTTTACAAAGAGTGTGACGAGTACAAGCTGGATGACAAGGGCAAACTGAAGAAAGAGAACGATCACTTAATTGATTGTTTTAGATATATTTTAAATCTTGCCAGTTACTATACAATTGAAGATGCTAAACCGATAGATTTTAAAATTAAACATCAGCGCGGAACATTTGAGCAAGATGAGTACCGTGCTAAACCATCAGGAGAGGGCTATGGAGATTTTGACCTTGATTAATGTTATTTGTATGCTTGTTAGCATTACAGTTGCTGGTTCTGCATGGGTAGAACTGAGATCTTTTATGAAGTCTACTCATAAGATTGAGTATGTACCATTAGGAGACTCTCCAGCATTAAAACATGAACCACTAAGAGACCAAGATTTAAATGAATTTGATATTTAAGGAGTAATTATGCGACAACAGATTTTAGATGCATTCGACGACCAGCCTTCTGGGAACATGAATGAGCATCAGTTTCCATTCATCAACCACCAAGACGAGACAGAGCTACTAGATTGGTTAGTTAAAGATATTGAATCTAAGTTCAGATCAAGATCTAGCAGGAACGAGACAATTAGAAGGTTAGATGCAATGTTCAAGGGCCTTCCTTACGATGTAAACAATCGTGGGAATAATATTAATGATCTTGATGAGCAGATTGGTCTTCGTAGACCTAAGTCCATCTATAACTTCATTAATGAGATGGTAGAAGCTAAGGTTTCTCAGAGGTCTAGATTCAAACCAGCTATTGCCGTAATTCCAAACAACATTAATACTGATGATGAGAATCGTGCAGAAACTGTTAAGACATTATTAACATCTAAGGCACAAGAGATTAACCTGGATAAGTTAATATCAGACGGAGATAAGATAAATTTCTTATCTGGAGAGTCCTATAGTTACGTTAGATGGAATAAGAATATCGGTGGTATTGATCCGCTTTATAAGCAAGCTTTAGATCAAGGCGTAGAGCTTAAGTATGAAGATGGTACTCCTATGCCAGTTGTGTATAAGGGCGATATTGATATTGAGATCTTAGGCCCTGATAGATGCTACCATCAGCTTGGCCCTCGTAGATGGGAAGATGTTAATGATCTTAACATTTGCGGATGGGTTCATGTTGATGAGTTAAAAGCAGACTATCCAGAGAAAGCAGGAGATATTCAGGCTTCTGAAGGATATTACTCTCAGTATTTTGATAGCTATAACAGAAATGATTATGAGTACAACGCATTGGTTGTAGAGTACTACTGTCGTCCTACTAGATTTATGCCAAATGGCGCTTATGTTAAATTTACACCAGGTTGTCTATTAGAAGTTAAGCTTGATGGATATCCATATAAACACAATCAGCTACCAGTTGTATTTGATACAGATATTGACTCTCAAGGAGAGATCACTGGTCGTCCATTTACAGCAAACATTGAAAAGCTACAACGTCTACATGATATGACGTCAGCTTCTATGGCACGAGGATTTGCTATTGCGAACTCTCCAAAGTGGCTATATGCCAAGGGATCTATTGATGCAAATAAGCTTACTAATCAATACTCTAGCCTTGAGTTTAAAGGTCCTGTGGCTCCTCAGCTTGCATCTTTTAATGGTGTACCTAGTGCTTCGTTGGATATTCTGGCGTGGTCGGAGAAGGGTATCGAGAAAGCTTCGTCTGTCTATGGTATCTCAAGAGGGGAGCCACCTAAAGGGATCAAAGCAGCGGTAGCGCTCCAGTTCTTAGATGAGCAAGAGATGCAAAGAGAGTCTCGCGGTATGGCAAAACGCCAGCGTAGAATTATTAACATCTATGAGATGTCTCTTGCTCTTATGCAACAGTTTTACACACCGGAAGATGGGCGTATTTTCAAGTATCTTGGGGAAGACAACTCTTACCTTGTAAGCGATTTCTCAACCATGGATATCTCTGGCGAGTACGATATTAAAATTGAGAACTCATCTTCACTTCCAGACTCTAAAACTGGTAAAATTGCAGCTATATTAGATCTTAACACAGCCACTCAGGCGGATCCAATGTTTAACAAGGAAGCTATTGCTCAAATGTTAGACCTTGGGAACGATAGAAGATTTAAAATTCAGAATACATCTGCTCTTAAGGCAGCTCAATTCAAGCTTCAGAAGATTCTTAATGGTGAACCATCGCCGGAACCAAGATCATTCGATGACTTCCTGGTTGAGTACCCAGTATTCATGCAAGCAATACGCCAACGTGAGTTTAAAGGTGAAGAGCCGTCTGTAATGGAAGCATTGATTAACTACATCACTGGTATGGAATTTGAGATGTGGAAGAAGGCCCAAATGAACCCTATGTTCATGCAGAAAGCGATGATGTTCTCTGATTATCCGGCATTTTACAAAATTCCTCTAATGGCACCAGCAATGGCGGCCGCAGGTCCTCAAGCATCTGGCACAGACACTGTAGGAAAGATGGAATCTAATAATGCAGAGATGGCAGATCAACAAGCAATGAAAAACGAAGTACCAATGGGAGGTAATTAATGTCTGAGCATTTACAAAATATTATGAACATGGACGATGACTCGGTGGAAGCTGAGTCGTCTACAACAAAATCTACAGGTCAAGATAGAATTAACTCTATCATGGATATGGATTACGATACCGCTGAACAAGTTGAAGACCCAGAAGACGATGGGGTAAAAAATGAAGCTCCATTAAACTCAAAGGCGGATCCAGAGGAAAAAGAAGAAAAGAAGGAAGAGAAAAAACCTGAACCAAAAGAGAAAGAAGAAAAAGAAGAGAAGAAAGAAGAAAAAAAGGCTGAAGCAGAAAAGAAGAAGTATGCGTATAAAGCTGACGGTGAAGATGTTGAGGAAGAACTTACAGACGAAGAACTAAAGAGTCGATTGTCTGGGTCTCGTGCAATTCAAAAGAGATTTACAGAGCTAGATCAGCAGAAAAAACAAGTTCTACAAAAAGAACAAGAAGCAAACGAAACAGTAAATTATGTTAAATCTGAAATGGGCTCACTTAGAGATTCTTTCTCTAAAGACATCGAAGAATTTAAAACAAATGGTATGGTTAAAGGAAATCCTGCAAAGTCAATATATAATTTACTTGACAAGATGGGCCTAGATACCGCACAATTTGAGAAAGCGCTATTTTTCCATCACCTGCCTGAGGCTGCGAAGTTTTTAGATATGGGTGACGCGGAAAGGGATGCATTTCTCTTAGGACGAGAGAACGAATGGCTTAGGAAAAAACAGGACGCTATTAAGGGTCAAGAAAGAGAAGTCCAGGAAACCAGGGCTAAACTCGAACAAGAAAACTCATTAAAGCGACAAGCTGGTGTTTCAGAAGAGTTGTTTTCGGAACTAAAGGAGGAACTTGCGGCTAAGACTAACCTGAAAGACCTTAAAACGGAACAGGTATTAGAATGGCACAAGGTTAAACCTTTCTACACACGCGCTGAGAGTATGGCACAAAAAGTTCAAGGTGCTGATGTTCACAAGATTGCTAGGATTCTTCTAGAGTTTCCTGACACTACTGATGAATGGATGCTTGAACAGCTTGGCTATAAGGCTCAGGAGGAAAAAAAGATTGTTGATCAATTGGCAGCGAAAGCTCCTAAGAAGTCGGCAGTTAAAAAAGCGGATGATGACGAAAGCGATGAGCTTTGGAATTCATTTAGACGTAGATAGTAACTTTAAACAAAACTTAACACAAGGAGCGCCAGGATGGCTGCAAATATCGCTTGGTCAATTGCTTCGGCAAACGACTCGTTCAAAATTAAATATGGTAAACTAGCTGACAAGGTATTCAACGCTGGTAACCCAATCACAATGCAAATTTCAGTAAAACAAGACTTCGTAGGTAAGTCGTTAGTAGAAGACAATCCATTAGGGTTCTCTGGATCAGTTGGTTCAGGTGTTCTTCCAAAGTCTAACGTAGCTTCATACGTAAACTCAATTTTGCTACCAAAAAAGAACTACGCTACTGTAGTTGTAGACCGTGAATCAATGAAAGCTTCTTCTACTTCAGAAGGTGCGTTCTTTAAATTCATGGATCGTCCAGTAAAAGACGCTCTAGACTCTTTCGATAGAAACAAGTCTCGTCAGTTCTTTGGTGACGGTTCTGGTATCCTTGGTTACGGTGATGCAGCTGCTGCAGACGTAACAGGAAACGGTTCAACTGCTACTCCATACATCGTAACTTTCGCAGCATCTAAGTTCAACGAAGCTAACTTCGAAGAAAAAGATTATGTTCAAGTTGTTACAGGGATCACATCTCTAGTAGATGGATCTGGTGGTACAGCTGAAGGTGGAACTGCACAAACTAACCTTTTAGAAGTTGTTGCAATCAATCCTTCTGCTAGAACAATCAGCCTTGTTGGTACTTCACCAGCTCTAGCTGCTCTTGTTGCTTCTACAGACCCACTTGGAGCTGCTGCAGCTATCTGTATGCAATCTTCATACATGACAGACTTAACTGGTCTAAGACTAGTATCTAAACTATCAGCTGCTTTCGACGCTGGTACAACAGGTCTATCACTGTACAACATTCCTATGCAAAGACGTTGGAGAATGTATGTTAAGGACGCGGCTGCTGCTGCTCTTACTAAGCCACTTCTAAACGATATGGCCGTAACTATCGAGTCTCGTACTGGTAAGACAGTTACTATGCTTGCTTGTTCATACACTCAATTCCAAAAGCTTTTAGATCTTTCAGAAGATCAAAAAAGATACACTATGGTAGCTCCAGCGAATTCATCATTCAAAAAAGCTAACTATGGTTTCGAAGCTGTAGAATACATGACTTCAACTGGTCCAGTTCCAGTTATCCCAGACAGAATGATTCAGAAAGATGAAATCTGGTTCTTAAACAAGAACTACATCGAGTACAGACTTCGTCCAGGTGGAGCTGAATGGGCAACTGAAGATGGAACAACTTTCCTACGCGTTACTAACGAAGATTCATACGAAGCTCGTTATGCGATGTACGGTGAGTGTCAAATCTCCCCGAATTACCACGGCCACCTAAAGAATTTAGCTGTATAATTTAAAATAGCAATTGGGAGGCTTAAAACACCTCCCTTTTTTTGACTTTAAATGAAGACTATACTACTACTGGAACAATAATCGCATCTGGGTTCTTGTCTTTTATTTAACTTATGATACCATTATCTAGTTCTATATTAAAATACCTGTGAATAAAGGTGCCTCGGATGTGGCACCATCACAGATCTTAATCCACTAAGACGCCGAAGAAGGAGCACAAGGGATATGTCAGAATCAATCAAAGGATCTAAATCTTTTCTTTACAGTAACGCACCAGTACCGGATATTGAAAATTCGGGCGATAGTATGCAACATTTATCAATTCAGGAAATTTCTGGAAAGAAAGGTGCTGCCGATGTAATGATCCACGGTATAACAGAAGTATCTCTAGCTCATGCAATAGAGGCTGGATCGGTTAGAAAGCTGATTAAGTCTACTGCACACGGAGCAAAGCAGGGATGGTTCATGAGAATGACATCTGGAGCTTCTGATAGAGAAGAAATTTCAATTATTAAAATAGTAGACGCTGATACATTTATTATATCAGCAGAATTTCCAATAGCGATAGCAGATACATTTGATATTTTAAGATCAGTATCTCCAAAATATTCGTCAGATGGTGACCTAAGTGTAAGCGCCGGACCAACAACATTCCTTAAGGATAGTATTGTTACGACTGTAGAAGAAGACACTGCGGATCCATCTAATAACGAGCCACTTCCTTCTAAATTATTCTTTCAAAAAGACGGCGTAGTAGTTCCTGTTAATAAAGACACTGGCGTTCCAGGTAATACAGCTGCAGTTCCAGTGGAGATTGTGGCCGCTTCAGGTACAGAAATTAATATTACTGCTGGAGATATAAATATCCAGACAACAGATATGGGTGCAAGTTTTGACTCAATGAGAATTGGGGATGGATCTGGTAACTACATTGGCGTAAATGCAAACGATGAAGCTTTGGTTCACGATACAGACCTCTTAGCAAAAGCAGAGCAGATTAGAGTTATTGATGCATCTATCGATACAAAAACTCCTGCACTAGGACAAGCACTAGAGGCAGCATCTACTCCTGTGGTATTACCAGCTGCCCAAATAGCTACATTAACACCTCCTGCGGCGATTACTGGCTTTGCCCTAGAGGCAACTCAGCTTGATGTAGAGACAGCGGTTCAATCTATAGACTTAAAAACACCCGTACTTGGACAGGCTCTTGAGGCGGCTTCAGTTCCGGTTGTTTTAACAGCAGCTCAAATAGCTGCCATAACTCCTCCAGCTGCAATCTCGGGCTTTGCACTTGAAACTACTCAATTAGATGTCGAAACTGCCGTACAATCGATTGATACAAAGACCCCTGCATTAGGTCAGGCCCTTGAAGCCGCATCTGTTCCTGTGGTTCTTACGGCTCTACAGCTAGCCGCAATTACACCACCAGCAGCTATTACGGGGTTTTCCCTTGAGACTACTCAAACAGCCAACGGTGTGCTTCTTGGTGCAGTTACAGAAACAGCTCCAGCAACCGATACGGCATCTTCAGGGCTAAACGGAAGATTGCAAAGAATCGCACAAAGATTGACTTCTCTTATTGCTCAACTTCCAGCGACCCTCGGAATACAGACGGCTGCCAATTCTTTATCGGTAACCCTGGCATCTAATCAGGCACCTGTTCCGGTAACTCCAGGGGCACTCGCTGCCTCATACCAAGAAATTACAAACCTAACTACCGTTGCACAAACATTTACGGCACCTGCCAATGCTAAATGGATGAAGGTATCGGCTGACGGGGATAACGTAGAAAATATTAGAATTAAGCTCGGAGGAGTAGCAACAATTACTTCGGGGATAAAAATGGAACCCTCTAGAGCAGAGGACTTTGCGGTTGCTGGAAACTTATCTGTAATTGCAGAGGCAGGAACCAACCAAGTTGTGAGCGTAACTTTTGGAGCATAAAATGAAAAGATATTTATTAAGTGTATTGTTATTTTGGACAACTTCGCTAACCGCAGGTCTTCCTCCAACATCATCTAGAGTTAGCGGGGAGTCCACTTTCCCCACAACGTTTAAAACTAATTATGGTTCATTTACTGGCACTAGAGCAGGAACCACGCTGACATTAAGCGGGATAGGAGCTGCATCTGGAACATCACTTGTTCTTGGAGGAACTAGGGCTGCTTCGGCAATCTTCGATGCACAGTCTACTACTCAAGGTATTTTAACTCCAAGAGTGACGACTGCACAGATGAATGCAATTGCTGCTCCTGCGACAGGTTTAACGATTTATAATACGGATCTTAATTCAATCGCTACTTATAATGGAACTGCTTGGACTTATGGGTTTGGGAATTTATCAACTGGAACAGATTGGGTATCATATACACCATCCATCGGTACAGCATTTGGGACTGTTTCACCAGCAAGCAACCAGTGTAAATGGAAGCTGATCGGTGCCGATATGTTAATTAAATGCAGCTTTGCCGTAGGTACACCGGCAGCTGGAACTTCTTTCATATCTATTCCTTCGGGATATACAATAGACGCTTCAAGATTAATTTTGCAAAACACTACATCTGCACCAGGAGACAAGGTTGGATTTGGGCAGGCAGATGGAAACGGTTCAAATACAAATGCATTTGTAACGGCACCAGCTACAAGTTTAACTAATTTTTACCATGCAGGATTAACATCAAGTGCGCCCAACCTAACTCCAACTACAACTCTCGTTGGCCTATATGCTCCCGGTGCAATATTTTCAACTGATCAAATAAGAATTCCTATTCTTGGACTATCCTCAAACACATCCGCATGGGTTCAAGCTAACTCAAGCCCTATTGCTACTACCACTGTTTTCAGTGCAAGGGTTGATGCAGCTGGTGTTGTTAGTGGAGAAAATGTTGATTGGATAAACGGCAACTGTACTGTATCTGTTCCTTATAGCTGTACTTTTCAAGCAGGAATCTTTACAACAGCTCCAAATTGTGAATTTACTCACTCCGGAGCAGCTCAAAGATTAACTTATCTAACTGATACAATGAATAGTACTACTCTTGCTTGGTATGCTCAAAATGACAGTGGTGCAAATACTACTGGGCCAACTTCTATTGTTTGTCAAAAATCATCTACAGATTACACTGCAGCTCATAGCCCATTTATCATTGGTACATTTGCTGGTACTCCAAATGTACCAGGGTATGCCGGAAGGGTCGATACCTTTAGTGTAAGTTTTGGGACGACTGATTTAGAGACAATATGCTCCAGCTCCCCATGTTTTATAGATCAGATTGGAACGGCAGTTTCAAGTATTACTAGAGCATCTGCAGGTCAATACTCATTGAATACCGTTAGGACTTATACAAAGCTTAAATGCAATGTTGCCTACAATAATCTTTCGCTAGAGCCAGTCTTTTATACCAACGCAACAAATGCCTACAGATGCGAAAACTGCTCGAGCTTAAACTTTGGATCTCAAGGAAGAAATGGAGCCCAGAGTGACGTGCTCGGGACACTTATCTGCCAAGGATCATATTAATGAAATATTTAATCCTACTCTTAATTCTATCTTCATGTTCATCAACTATCTATGTTGAAGACTGTGAGTTGGTGGACGCTAACCTTTACAAATGTGAGACAAGATAATGTGGAACTGGATTAAAAAACTATTCAGACGACGTTCAGATGACACTCAGGTGACAAAAACTCCACCGGCACCACCAGTTCAAGAGGTTCCAACAAAGGAAGAAGTTGATAATTTTCCAACTAAGAAAATGAAAATAGCCATAGCTCGTGGACATGGGGGAAATGACTCTGGTGCTAAGGGGAATGGTACAACTGAAGTGGAATATAACACTTGGGTTATGAGGGGACTAGAAAAAGCAGGATTAAACATTTCGTGCCACTATGGCTCTAGTAGTGTCGAATCAATGTTATCAGCAATGGCCACCAATCCAGACTTAATTATCCAGATGCACTTGAATGATGCAGATACACCCACAGCAAATGGTTGCGAGGTGCTAGTTGTCGATGGCGATAAGGAATCTTATGTTTTTGCCGAAGAGTTTGCCGCTAATTTAAATAAAGATTTTAACAAGAAAATAAGAAGACCTGCGACTAAGGGTAAAAAAATACTAGATGAAAGCGACAGAGGTGTTAAATCCCTAAGGATATCTAAGTTTTGTCCTAAAATATTGGTCGAACCATTCTTTATAGGGAACATCTCAGACTTTATACCCAAAGAAGAATATTTAAAATTCCTAATTAAACAGTTAAGGCAATGGGGAGCTTAGTGGAATACTTCAAGCCTGGGTTTGGTATCGTTACAGAGTCTGACCAGACCACTGAAAATTCTGGGTTATTTCTTGCTCAGTATATATTGGACAAGAGAAATGCAAAGGGAATGACTTATTTCCTAGAAAAAATGCAAAGATCAAAATTGCCAAATGGTTTATATCTTAGATCGTTTCACCATACAGAGAGGGGCGTTTCTCATGACGAAATAAGCGGAATGATGGCATCTAGTTTTATCTACAATACCGTTCATCATAAAATTATATGGGGGCAGTTAAAGCAAAATTGGGGCGCATATCCGGCTGTTGTTAGTGATTGGACAGACAGATTACCGTATAATCTGGCCAACTATTATGCTTGGGGTTCTTATAATTACTCAATGTTGAGTAGGGTGTTTTTTCCTTTTTATTTAGCAAATATGATTATAGCTATAAACAAGGAAGTTGGAGAAACATCTTCTAAGATAATTTACGGACTAGAGCTTAATTCTATGCCAAAAACCATGCTAAATTCTTGGTTGCTGGAAATATATGAAAACAAAATGATTGAACAATACGGTAAAAACTATAAACTAGAGCTTAGGAAAATATATTTTACAGGTGAAAAACCTGAGTTTCCATTATTCGGGGAGTGATATGAGTGCTGGTACATATACAATGGCTATTGAACAGGGTTCAAGCTTCAGTTTGCAGTTAACTATTGAAGACAGTCTCAATGTGCCAATTGATCTAACTGGCCATGTTTTCCGAGGTCAGATCAGAAGAACTATTTCTGATCCAGTAATTCAAGCTTCATTTACTTTCAATATACTTAATCAGATTACTGATACAGGTAAGGTTGTGGTCACATTAGATCCTGCCGACACCATGGCTATATCTCTACCTGCTCAAAGAACAGTTACGAGAGCCGATGTGCCAATGTCATACGACATTGAAAGCGAGATTGCCGGTACTGTTTATAGATGGCTAGAGGGAACTGCAAATATAAGTCCTGAGGTCACGCGATGAGCGATACTGTAGTCATAGTAACGGCCACGCCACCTAATGAGGTAACTGTACAGCAAGATGCTCCTATTGAAGTAACCGTATTACAAGGGGCTGCAAACGATGTTACAATAGCTGCCGTGGGTACTCAGGGTCCAACGGGCGCAACCGGAGCCACTGGCCCACAGGGACCTCCTGGTTCTAACGCCCCATCAGACCACACTTTGCTCTCTAATATCGGAGTAAATACACACGTAAATATTGACTCACATATCGCGAGCACGGCCAATCCTCATAGTGTAACTAAAGCACAGGTTGGTTTAGGTAGTGTGGATAATACATCTGATGCCAATAAACCAGTCAGCACAGCCCAACAAACAGCTTTAGATTTAAAAGCTAACCTAGCATCTCCTACTTTTACTGGAACAGTTTCAGGAATAACTAAATCAATGGTTGGGCTTGGAAATGTGGATAATACCTCAGACCTTGCAAAACCTATATCTACTGCTACTCAAACAGCTCTAGATCTTAAGCAGGATGCCTCAAGTGCAGTAACTCTAACAGGCGTACAGACTCTCACAAATAAAACTTTAACTTCTCCTGTGATTAATTCTCCAACTGGTATTGTAAAGGCAGACGTTGGCTTGGCCAATGTAGACAATACTTCTGACCTGAATAAGCCAGTTTCAACAGCTACTCAAACAGCATTAAACCTAAAGGAAGACACTGCCAATAAGGGAGTACCAAGTGGGTATGCCTCATTGAATGGTGCTGGTCAGGTTCCGGTATCACAAATACCTACAACTATTTTTACATACCTTGGTGCATGGAATGCGACTACTAATACTCCGACATTAGCAGATGGTATTGGTACAAATAAAGATCAATACATAGTAAGCGTTCCTGGTACGCAAAACCTTGGATCTGGGCCACAAACATTTGCTCTTGGTGATTATGTCATTTACAACGGCTCTGTTTGGGAAAGAATTCCGAACACTGATGCCGTTAGTTCCGTTGCTGGCAAGATTGGCGTTGTAATTTTAGATAAAAACGATGTCGGTCTATCTAACGTGGATAACACAAGTGACGCGAACAAACCTGTTTCTACAGCTCAACAAACAGCTATAAATTTAAAAGAAAATTCTGCAAATAAAACTACAAACTTCACGGGTAACACTGGAAGCAATATTTTATTTCCAACCGTAAAAGCTATTTTTGATGCCCTAGTTGGCTATTTGGCGGCTTACCAACCATTACTTGGATATACTCCTGCAAACGATGCTCTTTCTAACCTTACTGGAACATCTATTAATCAAACATTACTTCCCGACACGGATGGTGTTTATGATATCGGTGCCAGTGGGCAGAACTGGAACAATATAAGAGCAAAGACTATTGGATATGATGGCGGAACTGCTATTAATTTAGATTCAAAGATGATGTTTGACGGTGCCAATGAAGAGTCGATAGATTTTGAAGCTAGATTGTTAAAAGACAGCGCTTCGCTAACTTCTGTTCAATATGACACAAGGGCACTGTTAGATATCGCTGGAACTGAGTCTGTAAATTGGCAATCAAGATATTTGGCAGACGATAGTGAGGTCTTAGCATTAGACTACATAGACAGAAGACTTTTTGCTAATGATGGATCTACTCCTGTTATCGACTGGTCTTCAACGGCTGGAGCGACTGCAACAACTCAGTCTCCAGGTGATAACTCAACAAAGATTGCAACAACAGCTTACGTAGATAATATCGCACCAACATGGGAAGAGTTTTTTGGTTCCGGTACAAATGGAAACTTAACTCTTTCTGGCCCACTTACACTAACTCAGGATGTTTTCTATAACACCCTCACTCTTAATGCTGGAGCCGCTTTGACAACGGCAGGATATAGAATTTTTTGTAAAACATTAAACCTTTCAAATGCTCCTGCGAATGCAATACGTAGAAGTGGAAGTAATGGTAACAGTACAATAACTCAAGCTGGAGCTGGCCTTATTGGTGCATTAGCCAGTGCTACTCTTGGGGGTAGCGCCAATGGTGGTGCCGGTGCTACTGGTACAACGGGCGTTGGTGCTCAGGCTGGTGCTTCCGGTACTCTTGTAAACGCCAACGGTGGTGGCTCTGGAGCCGGCGGGCAAGGTGGAGCTGGAACTCCAAACGCCGGGGGTGCCTCAAGAGCGGCTAGTACAGCAACAACAGGCGTAGAATTTAACAGAATTGCCTACGATATACTTAGAGGTCAGGTTCTAATAAGCGGTGGAGCTGGTGCTCCTGGCGGTTCAGCTGGCGGCGGTGACGGTGTAAACAATGGCCGAGGCGGAGGCGGAGGTGGAGCTGGTGGTGGTATCATCGCTATCTACGCACAAAATATAATAACTAGTGCATCGACTGCTTCTGGTGTAATTGTCTGCAATGGCGGAAATGGTGGAAATGGTGCGAACGGTGGAGCAGGAAACGTTGGCGGTGGAGGCGGTGGAGCTGGTGCCGGTGGTGGATATGTTTATATAATGTATGCAAATAAAACAGGACCAACTATTACCAATCTTATAACTGCGAATGGTGGAACTGGTGGAAATGCCGGTAACGGATTCGGAACTGGACTCGGTGGACGAGGCGGTGGTGGTGGAACTGGTGGAGCTATAGAGCTTTTCAATATTTCTACCTCTACGGGAAGCAGAACAGTTGGAGCGGCTGGTGGGACTGGTGGTTTAAACGTGGGTATCACTGGTGGAACTGGTGGAGCTGCGGGTATTTGCAACGTATCACTATAGGAAAAATATGATTAGGGATATTTTAAATTATGAAGGCGTTAAGATAGGCGAATTGGAATTTCCTGATGGAACATCCGAGGATGTCATTAATAAGGAATTGGCAATATATGCAATGGCCCCAAATATCAAGATTCCAGACGTAAGCCCAAGGCAATTGAGACAGGCACTGGTTCTTTCTGGGTTATCATTGGGTCTAATAGATACTGCAATAGACGCCCAAGAGGAGCCACTGAAGACGCTGGCTCATGTTGCGTGGGAGTACTCGACGGTATTTGAAAGATCATCAGACACAGTTAACATGATCGGTGCCTCGATTGGTTTAACACCAGAAAACATAGACGATTTATGGAATTTAGCTTCTACTTTGTAAAGCTTATTGTTATAATAAAATAAAAAAAAAGAGGTTACGGATGGCCTATTACACGCCAGATTTAAAGAAACAAGATCTTCAATACAATTCTATTATGGATTTACCTGCTTTTCAGCAATCGTATTCTAAGAAACCAGAGTCCGAGCCAGAAACGAAAGAACCATTTTTATCCCCTGATGTCGCAAGAGCTACTGCTTACGGTGCTCAGTCTGGCGGGCTATCAGGTGCATTAACTTCTGGTGGTGTTACATCAATGCTAGGACCAGCAGGAATGTCCGGTGGAGGGCCTTACGCCGTAGCAGGCGGATTAATCCTATCTCAGATTGAAGCGGCTCAAAAAGCTAAAGCAGCAGCAGAACAAGAAAAAATCGATAATGAAAAAATAAGAATGGCAAAAACTCAGGCGGCTTACGCTAATATGGCAAACCAAAGCTTCGGAGTTTAAATGAGACAAACAAAATATCTTATTAACGAAGCCAAGACCAATACAAACACAGTAGATGCCGAAGCAATTACTGACTTATTATGCTGTCAGCTTCTTAATCGTTCACAAGATTTTATCATGGGCGAGCTTTATAACAGAAACATCAAGTCTAATATTTTTAGGGGAACAGAGGAACTAACGATCACCCCGGGTGTTGATACCTACGATCTTCCTTTTGACATTTATGCAGTAAATGCACTTTCTTCTGTTCAGCAGATTTTAGGTGCTGGTGCTCAGAAATCATTTAACCCAGTTAGACAGATATCTGAGAAAGATAGAGGCCTTAAACAGGGGTATTTTGTTGCTAAAAAGCAAATTATCTTTTCTCCTTATCAGACATACCTAACTAATGTTTTAATTTCTTATACAAAAAAACTACCCAAGCTATCAGTTAGCTATGGAAGTATATTATCGGTATCACCTACTGTAATTAGCTTAAACGACGACTATATAGATATGTCATCGATTGCCGACTCTCTTACTGTGGTTGATTCTGCTGGTAATATTATTGTAAAAAACATTGGTTTTGTTCAAACAGACAGCTTGCTGACAGTAGCATCAACAACTGGAATGACGGCCGGAATGATCGTGGTTCCTGGTGAATATACCAGTACACACTCGGAACTTCCAGATGAGTGTGAATCTTCTTTAATTTTTATGTTGGAAAAACTTATACAGGCTAGAATTTCTAGTTCTGATATAAACATCGGATCGATACTATCAAAAGAACAACTAGATCAAATTGCAGAAATGTTTTCAGATAACTCAGGAGACTCTTTTATGCCTCCAATTATTGAGTACACAGAATGGGCTTAAAAATATTTGGAGCTGGTGGTATTGATCAAAAATCAAACAACCTTCTTCGTGATCCAGAACAGCTGAGAGATGCCAAGAATGTTATGATTAACATTAATGGCGAGTATGTCAAAAGACCTGGGACGGCTGAAGATACTTCCTTTGTTGATACATACACAGATGTTATTTTTATTAAATCTCTTGGTGAGTATTTTTATAGGCTTGGTTCTAACTATATTTCAGTTAAAAATGGCGTAAGAAAAACTATTACCAAGTTCTTTGATCCAAGTACTTCTCCTACAAGTTTAATTTCTGGTGCCGAATATTTAAATGATTTTATTTTTACTCATATATCTGGCCAGGTTGGAACAGCTGTTTATGACGGAAATTCTATATATAGAGCTGGTCTTCCTACACCAGAAACCAGCATTTCTCCTGGTGGATCCGATGGTTATGTTTTAACTTTTTTTGAATACATAGATGCTGCAGGTAATATTATTTACGGACCATCGAATATAAACACCTGCTCTACTGGCGTGAATGATATAACCATCAAACCACCAAGCAATCTTGGATTTAACGGATCATATATAAGATCTGAAATAAGCACTACTCCAATAGTTTTAAATTCAACATCACTTGTTTTGCCCTATGATACAATATCAGCCGACATTGTAGCCGGTGCAAAGGTTGTCTTTAGAAATAGAGGTGTGGGAATAGTCATTAGTGACCTAGCCACCCCATCTAGATCTTTTTCCGATGAATTTATAATATTAACAATTGATAGTGTAGATACTCTTTTGAAAGAAATTACATTTACATCATTGTCTTTTAACACTAAGCAGATATCAATTTCAATTACTATTGGTCCTCCAGTTATTGTAAATATCCATGGGGCTGTTGTTTTAAGGGTGTTGTTTTCAGAGTCAGAGACGACAGGGTATACAACAAATATTAGCTCTCTTAATGGCTTTCTTGTTGATAATTCTTTAGCCACTCAAACTGGCCAAGCTACATACGCTCTAGATAGAGACATACTCCTTTCAGATTTTTATGATATAACAACTTCTAAATTAAGACCTCCAACATGCGAATTTATTTGCACATATGGATATCAAGTTGTTTGCGGTAATGTTATTTCTTTTTTTGACTTTGAAAATCAAGAAACAAATTACATAAATAACGACATTGTCATGTACTCTGATTTATCTACCGGTGATTTAGGTTTTAACTTTACAGAGTCAAATAGACAGTTAATAGGAAATACCTATGACGGAAAAATAACAGGACTAGAAAGAGTTAAAGATTCCATGATTGTATTTAAGGATAAGTCTGTATTTACTTTAGATGGAATCTTAATACCAGGGCAATACTCACTAAGAAAAGTTGAAACCAATGAAACAGGGTGTCTATCATTTAAATCAATTTTATCAGTAGATAAGCTTGTTATGTTTCAAGGACACGACGGAGTCTATGCCACAAATGGTTTCACATGCGTAAAGGCATCTACTGAGCTAGATCCATTTTTCAAAACTATCGATCCTTCGCTAACTAGATCAACCATGAATAATACACTAGACCAGTATTTATTCTGGACAGATAAGGGAATAGTAGTTTTTAACTATGAATACAAAAAGCTATTTATATGGGATGCCATAAATGCTTCTGCAGGCATTACAACTGATAACTCTGGAGAAATTAGATTCTTTAGCCCAACTAAAGCTCGTAAGTTTGTAGAAGCTAAAAACGACTCTGGTGAAGCCATAGATGCATATATCGATACAGCATGGTTTGATCTTCAGGAGCCAGGTCTTCTTAAAAAAGCAACAGATATAAGAATCTATTCTTTCAACAATGCTGGCCAGATAATCCAGCTTACATATTTCCTTGATTGGTCTGACTCTTTATTTAAAGGTCCATACACGGCAGATATGTCTTCAGAAAATACAAAGACAATACATAAAAACCTCGATGTAATACAAAACCAATCATTTTCATTTAGATTCGCAAACAACGTAGTAGATCAAGACTTAAATATTAGTGGATATGAAGTATCAACAACAGTAATTCAGCTTAGAGATAAAAATGTTAAATAAGCCATTATTAGGTGTAAAGATACCTTATGCGGATACGGCTGAAGATATGGTTGAAAAATTTAACTATACTGCTAAAACTCTAAATTCTACATTTAGGGATATTGCTAGTAGTTCGACGGTAGATTCAACAATTCCCGGTGTTATAACTTTTGTGGATATATCATTTACAATAGCTGACAATGCATCTGCCACCCTCGCTCACAACCTGGGTCAAGTTCCTTCTGGGTGGATCGTTATTGACAATGTGGCATCAACTCCATCGGCTCTTGGTATTTTGCAGAGAACTGGCTGGGATGCAACCAATATCAGTCTTACTAATCGTGGATTGATTGCTGGTAATGTTAGCTATGAGATACGTGTCTTTTTATAGACTTTTTTCTGAATTGAACTTAATATATTGGAAGAGGTAATTTATGGGGTTTAGTTTTAAAGATATTGGTTCTACGCTGGCCAGTGGTGGAACATCACTATTACCGGGAATGACCGGAGCAGCGGTTAATCCTATTCAGTACGGAATCGGAAAAGGATTCAATATGTTTACTGGTGGATCTTCTGAAAAAGAAGTCGATCCGAATGCAGGAATGGATATATATAATCAGGGTCTATCTAATCAAGCAAAAACAGATGCCGCTAATAAAAAATCACAATATTACGGAAGTACCCTAAGTGGACTTGGTGGAGAGACTGAAGATTACGTTGGTAGACTTAAGGGCAATCTAGATAAAAATGTAGCCAAGGCTGATTTATACAATCAGCAAGCAGGACAACAAAGATCGCTAGACAATGCTCGTGCAGGACTTTCTGGTGTTGATACATCAGCTATGAATGAGCAGGGTCGTAGAAATGCTTCTTTCGGTGCAGCTGCAATAAATGAAGATGCAAAAAGACAGGCATTAGATGTGTATGGATCTTCAATCTCTAATAGAATTGAGGGTGCTAACAAAATTGATAACTCTGAGATGGCACTTGCCATTGCTCAGATGAAGCAACCACAGACGAATTATAAACCAGGACTTATTGGTTCTATTTTTAGTGGGTTTGTTTAATGGCTAGCGTGGACGATATCAAAAGAGTCTTGATGGCCAAGGCAATGAATGAACAAATGGATAGGTTTATCCAGGAAAACGGTAATTATCCATCAAAAACTTTTTATTCTGGTGGCTCGCATCCCAACTACATTCCAACGGGATATGATGAAGAGGTCAATCAAAAGGTTATGCTTCCGGCAATGATGGATACATTCAAAACACCAGAAGAGTATATAATTAAAAGTGAAGATTATTTACAGAATTTTTTCAAAAAACAAGAGGACGCACCGTTAGTTATTGATCCTCCAGAAAATGTAAAAAATATACAAGATCTACTATATCCGACAAGGAAATCATAAATGATGCCAGACACATATGAAGCAATTAAAAAAAGATTGGCAGTTGAACAGATTAAGCCACAGTTTATGTTTGACGGGCAAAATCTGCCTATCACAGATTATCCTGAAGAAGCTCAAGAAGAACCAGCAAGAGAGCTTGCAGAAACATCTGAGGCAAAAGAAGAGTACGGTGGAATGGATGGTCAATCAGCAATGTATATTGGAGATGCTATAGCATCAGCCGGACCTGCATTGCTATCACTTCTAGGTGGAGGATCACCAGCTGTAGTTAGCTCGTTATTCGACAAGGGTGATAAATATGCTCGTGCTCGTGGAGCTCAAGAAGAAATTACAAAAGCTAATACATCTGTAATTGATGTTGACGGCCAGCCAGTTAATATTAGATCAAGAGATGTTATTGGAAAGAAGCCATATTACCAAACCAAGCTTGGTGGAATAAATGGTCGTGGTGGAAAAGAATTTGCTCCAGTGACCGTTAAGAATATCAGAACAGGTGAAGTTCTTCCTGCAATCGTTACAGGTCAGGGATATAAGACAGTTGATACTAATGAACTGCTTGGACCCGAATGGCTAGGTTTTAAATCTGATCAAATATTGAGAGAAAAAACAGTTCAAGGTGGATCAGTTGCTAAGGCAAGAGATCAGCTTACTGGAAATATTAAAACAATCAGTTCGCAATCAGGAATTGGTAATGAGATGGGTGGAGTTTCCAAAGAAGAAGCCATGGCGGCTATTGACTCAGCCAAAAAAGGAAAAGAGAAGTCATACAAACAGCTTGAAGCAATTGAGGGTGCAAAAAGATCTATTACGATCCTAGAGAAGCCAAATATTACCCCTGAAGAGGCTGCAAGTGGTATTTTTGCTATTATTAAGGCAAACAATGGAGAAAGGCTTTCAGACTCTGATTATGCAAATGCCAGAGGAACTGAATTTAAATCATATGTTCGTCAATTTGAAGATTTTGCTGATGGTAAAATTCTTGGTGAAATTAATCCTAGAATCATTAAGGCATACATAGAGGTTGCAAAATCTACTATCCAATCTAAGCAAAGAGAGCTTCAGTCTACTAGATTGCACTTTGTTCCTGATAATACACTGCCGGCCCGTGGCCAAGCAAAAATCAATACTATTATGGGTGGCGGAAATATGGCGGATGATAGTAAGATGGATCAATTGAAACAAGAAATTTTAAAAAAACTACAAACTAAATAGCTGGGTAATAATCATGACAAAGGACGAACTGGCCAGGATGGTCACTGAAGCTCAAACAATAGAGGATCTAGAAAAGGTATCAGCTGCCATAGATCAACTACCAGATAAAGAGTCATCATTAGAAAGCCAATATTTAGACCAGGTTTACAAGGGATTTGAAAAACTAGGATACCTTGCAAAGCCAATCACAATACTAACCACTCCAATCACTGAAGCAGTTAGATCTATTCCCAAATACATTGCTGAAAACGTTGGTGAGAATACATCACAAACACCACCGATTGATACTGCGGCAGAGTTTAGAACACTGACTCCTTCGGATAGAGCAGGAACATCACTGCTCATGCAGGATGTGAACAATGCATTTGGTATTGAAAATAAGCCCATACTAGACATTCAATCAGAAGAATTTCCTAAAGCAGCTGCAATGATTAACAATCTTTCTATGCCTGCAAACATTGCCGGTGTTACAACAGATATAGTGGCTGGATCGAAACTACCAGCGCCAAGCTTAGAAGTATTTAATGAAATACCTCTACCAAAGGCCTTGTCTAAAGAGTCAATGGTTCAAAAGTACCTGAGAGCAACATCTAAAAACAAACCTCTTTACCAAGAGATGCAAGAGTCGGGCAAAATCAAAGACCTTGAGCAAATGGTTGGTGCTAATACCAATAAGTATATCCAGCCTTTTAATAAGGAAGGTGTTCTTGATGTTCTCGATGGACCGGTAATTCCAGTCCTAAATGAAGAGACGGGATTAATATCAAATGTTAGGCAAACTAAAAAGGGTGACCTAGGAAAACTAGGTGCTCAACAAGATATGATCATAGAAGAGATCCCTAGGGGTTCCTACGAAGTTGACATGGTTGACATGGCTAATTCTGCCAAGCAAAAATTGGCTCAGAAGGGACTTGATAGTAACCAAGTAGCAACTGCCGAGAGAATTATTGATGATGTCATTAAGACCATGGACTTTGATCAGTCTAAAATAGACAAGATAAACAAAGTGAATCAGGCACAGTTGGACATTGATAAGATATCAAATGAAATTGCAACTCAAGCCGTTTCTTCTGTTAAAAACTTAAAGCAAAGAAATTCATTACAAGAATTTGTAGATCAGAACATAGACCCCACAATGACTAGCGTGGATAAGTATAAGCAAATGATTCAGGATAGAAACATGGGAACCATGGGTGATATGAACAGAATCAGAAAGCGTGGTAATGTCTACATGTCTGAATTTTCTCCACTTGAGAATCCATTGGACATAAAAGCCCGTCACCATGCTGGGTCTATCCTTGAGTCTACAGCGAGTGATAATTTAGCCTATGGCTTATCAGAGTTACCATCAGATAAGGTGGCTTTATATAATGAAACAAATAAAGAATTATCAAACAAGATTGCTCTTAGAGATTTAATGTCTAAGCAAAGATCGGCTACCAGCTCAGGTGCCCCAATTCCTCAAGGGGGAATCATAAGAGGTACTGTTAGAAGCGCTATCAATATGATGGATGAATATGGATTACCATATGCCCACAGGGCCAGTGATGCTATGAAAAGAGCAGGAGTTACTTACGGTGCTCAAGGAGCTAAAATGTCAGGTGTAAATCTTCAGGCGTATCTTATACCTAGATCCTCAGAACAAATACTAGCAGAGCAAGACCTAGTGGCAGACAAGTTATTAAAGGAGCTAGGCCCCAAAGGTGTAGTAATGTTCCAAGAGGCAATCAAGAATCCTAAAATGCTACCTACAATTCTTCAGCAAATGGAACTAGTGAAACCAGAGATGTTCCAGGCTGATGAATATGGACGATTTGATGGTACGATCTTTGATCCCATCCTTAAACAAAAAGCTATTGAGCAGATCATAAACAATCAGCCATCTTCCATTGAGGGTGCAAAACAAATGCAATTGTTGATTAATGGTAACAAATACTATGGTGGATAAAATTGCCGAATTTGTTGCTGCTAATAAATTACCTATAGCATACAAGCAAAAAAATGGTATAATCACCATAACACCTTTGGGTTTAGATATATCAGAAATTGACGAAATCTGTATGAAGTTTAACGGCAAACTGATTAACGGTGAGATTGTCATTTATGAAGAAGGCAGATAAGAGCGTTATCATTGAGTTAATAGCTGAACACGAAATGAAGGTGTTTTATGCGATTATTGGTTTTTTCATATGGATCGTTCTTGCTATATTCTCTTTAAGAGAAGCGGGCGCAGTTCAACAATCAAAAATTGATGCAATTAAGGAAACAGTCGATAAAATATATATCGAAGTAACAAAATAGTCAGGAGGACTTATGGACGTAAAATTAATCGGAAAAGATCTATTGGCATGTATTGACATTGAAAAAGCTTCTGATGTTGTTATTGATGCAGTTGTTGCAGAAATTAACAAGATCGCCGCTGATTCTTCAAACAAGTTCGACGATGCAGCAGCTGGTATCCTGTTACCAATTCTTGTGCCTCAACTTAAAGAATTAGTAAAAAAGCAAATCGCTAAAATCTAATGATTCAGAGAGTAGTCGCTGGCGTCCTAACCTGGATCCTTGTGAAAACTGTGATTCCACTGTTGGGAGTTGCCATCGACTATTATCGTCTGAAGAAGAAGGAGCGAGATGAAACATAGTGAGAATGTCGAGCTAGTAAAGCAAGCTGGAATTATCATGATAAAGGAAGCCTTAATGGGAACATTTATCAAGTGGCTTCCTTTCTTAGTTTCTGGTCCATTTAACTTTGTGGCCGTAAAATTAGCAACAAAATTAGCGGAAGAATTAGCGGAGAGAGGTGAATTAATGCTATTCTTTAAGCACATAGATTATAGAGTCAATGAGCAGGGCAAGGATTTCGTATCAGCAATGATTAAAAATCATAATGCCCAATTAAAAGGTACAAATGATGAAAAAAGTATCGCTGAAAAAGAACTTATTATTGCTACTAATACTTTTGTTCACCTCATGCGCTAGTGTTCCTGATGTTTATGTCTGCGCTGAAATAAGTATGTCTAAAGGTATTTGCACCAAAACAGTATCCGGAACCAATGTTATAGTAGATGATGATCACCCATTAGAAGGTCAAACTTGGTTTGATATGAGAATAAGAACTCTTTCAATGCCCGCAGAATCCTGGGCAAAAATTAAAGCCTATATGATTAAGCAATGCAAAAAATACAAATGCAACGTGGATATTGATTCATGGGACAGATAAAGACACTAGATCAAGTCCTGGCTGAGTATGTCAGAGATGTCTACTTATTCACATTTGGAAACTCTGCTCAAACAGCAAAGATATTGGGAATTGACAGAAGAACAGTCTCTAATTACTTGAATAGATTTCCAGAAATAAGACAAGATCTAGAGATTAGAAAAGATTTTATGCATGAACAACGTAAAGTTGCACAATTTCAATAATTAGTCCATAATATCCAAATAAGAATATATTGCCCACCTTTTACATGGAAGTAGAATGGACAATTCATGCATACTTATTATCCCAGACCTTCATTTCCCATTTTGTCACATGGATGCGCTAGACTTCCTTCACAAAATCAAAAAGAATATAAATCCAACCAAAATCATATGTTTAGGCGACGAACTCGACTATCATGCCATGTCGTTCCACGACTCCGACCCCGATCTAGATAGCTCAGGACGCGAACTAGTCCTGGGTTTAGGGTATATAGATACCCTTCATGAAATGTTCCCAAAAATGCAATTACTTCACTCTAATCATGGATCCATGGCATATCGCAAGGCAAAGAACGCAGGAATGCCTCGACACTTATTAAAATCTTATAACGATGTTTTAGGAGTACCAACAGATGACTGGAGTTGGCATGGAGAGATCATACTTACGCTTCCAAACGGCAGAAAGTGTAAATTTGTGCATGGTATTTCGTCAAATATACTTGCCGCTAGTCAGTCAATCGGAATGTCCTTGGTCCAAGGTCACCATCATTCGTTATTTGAACTTAGATACTGGGATGCCGGAGCCGGACTACATTTCGGAGTCACAAGCGGATGCCTAATTGACGATACATCAATGGCATTTGCCTATAACAAACTTCATAAGACCAGACCTATCATTGGTGTAACTGTAATTGAAAACTCAGAGCCAAGACTAATCCCGATGGCCGTAGACGAAAACAATAGATGGATAGGAACAAGAGTATGAAAATTCCTAAAAAGCTAAACGTATTCGGCACAGTCTATAAGATTAAATTTGTCGACTCTGGTGGAATGTTTGCCGGCCTCTGTGACATGCAAAAGAAGACAATATATCTAGACATACATCAATCAAAAGAACAAATGATAGGAACATATATACATGAAGCAATTCATGCCATGCAATTCTCTCTAGCTTTTAATCAGGCAATCAGCAGGGAAATGATGGAGATGATGGCAGAGAATACAGCTGTACTGGTAATGCAGATGATGAAAGTCAAATGAAGTATATACTGTATGCAATTATATTATGCGCGTCAGCTACCTTGCTAGAAACCTATATTTGCGATGTGCATAATGATGTTTACAGCTGTGAGCTTATTACTGAACAACCTGAAAAGGAGGTCATTCGACCTATAATGGAGGACGAATGGCTATTTGATATGGAGTCTCCAGAGCTCATTCAAGACGAATAGCATTGCATCTGGATCTTTTGTTGCCTTACAGTGTATATAAATGTCACCTTCAGGATTTACAGTTAAGTAATCCGCAGACATATACTTAGTTCTTTTTTGATGATAAGTCATGTTATTAACTACTGGAATCAGCTTTGGCATCATGGTCTGAAGCCTTTCATATAGCTCAACAGTGGGAACTAAGTCACCCAGTGCGGTATGGGCATTGGTAAGCTCTATGCTGAAATACTTACAAAGAGCTCCAAGGTTAAATTTCTCAGGCTTTTCTCTTTTATGTTTAAAAACTTCTTTCGCCATTATGAGAGTATCGACTGTGTTCGAGCCAAACCTCACCAAATAATTACCGTAGTTCATTGTCCTACAAAACATTTTGTAAAAATGAGGTACGTCAAACTTAACAGCATTATGACCGGCAAGACTAAAAACAGTTTCGAACTGATCTACATATTCAATAACCTTTTTTACGACATCTTCCAGCTCCGGAAATGAGTCGAAGTCCTTGGGGTTAATTCCGTTGATTTTAAGGGCCTCAGGGTCGATGTAAGCCCCGATGTGGGGTTTTACATAACTCACAAAGGGCTCTTTCCTTTCGCCGTTAATAACGGGAATTAGGGCGATCTCAAGTACAGCTGCTTTGTCGCCTAGTGCTGAGGTTTCGAGGTCGATGAAGAGGAGGCTAGACATTATTTACCGGCCTTCTTTGCTGCATATTTAGCATTTCTTTTGCTTAGATTTTTATTTTTATGATAGTCAGCCCTAGAGCAAATCTTGCACGATCTTCTTTTTTTTATTCTACCAACCGCTCTCGTATTTTCCTCATTAAACTCGTGTCCATTTTTACAGTGGGTTTTAGTAGCATTAATAGCGCACGGAGAGCTACAGTTCTCTAGGGCATTCACAGTGGCTGTTACCTCTCTTAGGTGCTCCGGGTTTATACACCTAGAATTTCTACACTTGTGATCAATTACATTTGTTAGATCCTTTATTCCATAGAATAAATCATAAGAGGCTCTATGTGCCTGGTATGCGCGACCTTTAATGTGAAATAAACCATACGGACTACCCTTTGGCCTAACTCTTCCTTGCCATACCCAGCACTCGTTATCTTTATTAATAATGGATTTAGAAATTAACTTCACGTGATCAAAACTAGGTATCTTTAGAAATGGTTTCTTCATCGCCTCTCCAGCAGATTTTTCTATAATCGCAAAACTTACAACCAAAGCTAGATATATGGCTGTACTTCTTTGATATATTTTCAACATTTAATTCTTCGGCAATACCCTTTCCTCTATTGACTAAATAGTGAGCCTCTATAGGGTCATATTTGACTGTTTGAAAATATAACTCTGATGTGTTTTTGTCCATAGCTATAAATAAACATTGATCTAACTCTAGGTATTTCATATAGACATTAACTTGCCCATAATACTTAGGATCACTCGACTGTACTCCGGACTTTTTAAGCTCGGCGAATCTCTTTGTGTTGTATGACTTGAACTCCAGAAGCATTGGCACACCATCGACTACGATAACACCATCACTGTTACCAGCGATAATTCCATCCTCGAATCCGAACTGCTTTCCTTCTTCGTCTTTATCGTGAACAGTATATCCGGCATCTCTTAATAGCTTTACCAAATAGTCCTCAATCAAGTTTCCAAGATCAAAAATTCTATTAACTCTTGCATCCAATATTTTTGTTGGTTGATGGAATGAGTACCATAATTTTCTATCGCAAACTTCTCCAAGGGAGCTGGCCCCGAGGTATTTCCTCGAGGCCCTGCTATCTGCTCTTGCAATAATTGCATCGTCGATCCTTTTAATTAGATCTTCCATTACTTTTGCCAAGGTTTTGCTTTAGTTGTTGTGCTTGGGGCCGCTGCTACTGTTTTCTTATCAGCAAGAACCCACGACTTAGCATTGTAATAGACCTTATCGCCAACTGGTCTTTGCTCAAGAGTAATTGTAAAAATAGCATTTGTCTTAATCGACTCGATTGAAATATCATCACCTGCGCCAACAAGTTCTGCAATCTGTGCGATCTCTCTCCTAGCAATATCCTGAGTTGTCTTGTTTGCGTTCTCTACATTGTAGCTCAAGAAGAAAGTTCTACCTGTGAACTTGTCTGATATAATCTTCATCTTTAGATTCCAAGATACACCACCAGCTAAAGTTTGCTTCTCTTCTACAGTGTCCATTTGAACATTGTACACACCTGGTGTAATTGGTGAATAATCATTACCTGCTGGAACTTCTGATGCTTTAAAACTAATACCCATAAATACTCCTTATTTTCCTAATAATTTATTAACTACCATGCCCAAATGAGCATCTTCAACTTCTTCTAATAATCCTGACCTGTCTTTTGCCAATCTTGATAACGATGAGCTTGTAAGAAAAACCCTCTTATCACTCCCCTCTTCGTCCTTATAGCTTTTCATATGAAGAACGACATCAAAATAAGACTTCAGCATATTTTTTACTGAGTTTCCAGGAATGTTATAGTCCTCGTAAGACTCTAGTCCGTCTTTGACCTTTTCTTCTAGGCATGTAAAGATAACAGTATACTTATCAAGGTTCCTATATGACTTAATTATTTTTGTCATGATCTCATTGTAGGCTCCATACATTTTTAGGGTTTGTTTTGGATCAGCATACTTAGGGTCAGCCTTTAATTCAGCCAGCACCATATCTCCCATTTCTGTAAGACTATCTATAAAGACAGTATCTATTCCTTCAATTCCATCCACCAGCTCTCCAAAAACAGACGATAGGTCATCTGATGATGAGATTGATGCTCTAAGCGCTGGTTTAAATCCGTATTTTTTTAAACACAGCTCTCCTGCTTCCATTGATAAAAATGCTGAATTTGGGAAATATCTGGCCAGAGATGTTTTACCACATCCAGACTCTCCAACAACCAATACGGCTGCTCTGTTAATTTCATAATCCTCTGCTTTTTGCAGTAAACTCATACAAACTCCCTATAGTGTATTAAACTCGTGCATTCTTCTTTTTTCTTCTATGTAAAACTGGCCCGCTTCCTCTAGTGTGTAAAACAACTTGCATATCTTTTTTGACTTTCTGTTTATCTGAACCATGTATTTCTTTCTCTTGTGTGTTTTTAATATAGTAACACCCATCACTCCACTTAAAGAATCCGCATGAGACCTCTTCAGATTTTGCATATTCTCATACTGCCAAGCAAGTCTCAGATTTGAAATCTTGTTGTTGCTCGGATTTCCATCTATATGATCAACATACATGTCCTCAGGTATTGGACCATTGCAAACTGACCATGCCAGCCTATGTGCCAAAAAATCACTTTCCCCGATTCTTATACAGATATAACCAAGTCTATTCCTAGCTCCAGCCGTTTTCCCTATGAGGTCTTTCCTAGTCACAGAAAATATCCTAGTAAATAGTCCTGTCAGGGGGTCATACGATAGCATTTTATTAACATGCTCTATGTCTATAGCTTTCGCCCTCACAGTCTTTCCACAGTAAATCCAGGCTTTCCTGGTGTAATTGTAATTGCCTCATCTACAGCTTCTTTCGCAGTTCCGTTAAGAGTCTTGTACATGGTCTTGTCGAACTCATACTTCATCTTAAATAAACCCGGGAATGCAGCAGCTTTTTCCTGATCAACTTTGTAACTTTCTGTGTGCTTAATTGTGATCTTGTACTCGCCATCATTAAACGTCTTACTACCATTTAGATTTAAATTATTGCCATCTCTTGCCTCGATATAAATATCACTTTCTACCTCATGCAATTGTTCTGTTAACTTTCTAATCTCGCTTTTTAACTCTAACCATTTCTCATAATTATTCACCTAATACCTCCCTTATCCTTGTTGACATTTAAATCACTATAAATTATAATCAATCAACATGTCAACACTATTTTAAAGGAATTTATGACTATCGCTGAATATATTGAAAAGACTGGAATTACATACCGCCAATTCGCTAAAGACTGTGACCTATCACCATCTATGCTTTATCGTTTAAAGACTGGTGAGCGTGGAACTAATATCTCACTATCAGTAGCTCAGAAAGTTGTTAAGGGTACTAAGGGCAAGGTTACTCTTGATGATCTACTATCAGTCTTTAAGAAATAGTTCTGGCACTACGGTTACTTTTACTAATTGCTTAAATATCTCTAGTGGATACTTCTTTTTAAGGTTCCTAAAAGTCCAGTTAACATCATTGGGTCTTTTGTTTTTTCTTACCCACTCCAATGAGTGATAGTCCTTTGTCATCATTGCAAATAGCATTTTATTT